GCTAACGGCCGCATCCGTCCCTTTACGGTAGTTGATAGTTCCCGGGACCCGTAGTAGGCGCGCCCGGTCTGTAGTGGACCCCGCGTCAATCTCTAACCCATGTTCCAGTGCCTTGGCACGCAACCGCTTAGCCAGAGGTGCCCACGTCTGCGCATTGATGTCCTCGTCAAACACCCAATAGGCGTGGTACCCATAGCCGCTGTCAACCACTATCGGTACGGGCAGTTCGCTGTCCGTGATGAACTGCATGAGCGCCTTGCGCGCTTCTTTCTTGGAGGTGTAGCTCTTGGTCGTGTCTTTCTTGCCAACGTCCACGTCAATCCAGATACTGCGCAGTCTATGCACACGGCTCTGGTTGCGCCGTTCGTCGTCCTCAGGAACCTCTGCGTCACTGAATGTTGCAGGTGTGTAGTAGATGTTTGTGTTCGGTGCCGTGATAGCTTGTGGGATGCTCTCCAGATCGGAGAGATCGCTCAGGTATACATGCTCCACGCGCTTGCCGCTAATGGCTGCGGCACAATAAAGCCCTTCCCGGGGGAGTACCATCCCCATAAAATCGTGCAATGTCATGTTGCCCCCTACACGATCAGGCTTTCTTGGATTCGATGAACGCTTTTAGTTTCTTAAGGTTCTCATCTGCGGGGACTGACAGGTTGTTGCACCAGTTGTACACGGCAACCTTGGATACACCCACGGCGTCTGCAATATCCACCACCGATATGTTTGCCTTGATAGCCCGACGAAGTAACGGGAACACGGGGTGGCACCGTGGTTTTTCTGCTTCTGCAAATACGCTCTGTGCAGTCTGAAGTGAATAGCCTCTCATGGTAACTCCATTGGTTCTTTGTAAGTGGGAGGGGGTGGCCCTCCCACCCCCTTCAGATGTTACTCGTCGTCATCGTCGTCGGCCCATGCACTGAGCACGTCCTTGACATCAGCGCGCTTTCGTCCACCTCGCACGGTTGGCTCGTCGTCTGCCTCAACGGGGGCAGGTTTGGCTTTGCGCTTTGGAGCTGGGGCGGGCTCATCGTCCTCTTCCACCGGTGCAGGCCTTGGCTTGCGCTTGGGTGGTGCTGGCTCATCCTCCTCAGGGATCTCAACGGGCTTACTACGCTTCTTCGGTGCTTCAACTTCTCCCTCGTACTCATCATCTTCGTCGTCCTCGACGGGGGTGGGCTTGGCCTTGACTGCTGGCTTCGGTTTGCGCTTGGGCGTGGGTGCAGGCTCCTCGTCCTCTTCATCATCCTCGTCTGCGGAGGGATCTGCGAACGGGTTGCCCTTGGGTGCTGCGGGTGCCGATGTGTAGGTCAGCGCAATCGCATCCAGTGAATCCTGTTCCTGCGCACGGTCACGGCTTGTCTCATACTCGTCTTCTGTCAGCGGACGCACCGGCTTGAAGGTCAGCTTCGGAGTGGCAGAGTCCAGATCGAACCGCATCTCCGTGACCACGGTGGTCACTGGCAGGTTGTGGCTGGCGAGAAACTTCACATACGACATGAGGGGCAGCTTACCGTTCTCGCCTTTACCGAAAATAGACTGCGAGGGCAGGACCAGCTGCAGGATGTCCCCGTCCAGATCATTCTCAAGCAGCACAGCCAAGTGCTGGCTGTAGCGGCACGCCTTGGAGTCGCCCTGACCAGAACCCTTGATGTTTTTCGGACAGTCAGCGCATGACTTGCTCTGTGGCTCCTCGACGGTTGCATCGGGGGACTTGTCGTCTGAACTCCAGCAAGAAGGCGCGGCGTTCTCACCCTCAACATAGTTCTTGGCGTAAAACGTGCGGTATCTGCTAGGAGCCGAGTTAATGATGATGACATTCATCGAGCGGTCTTCAGACTTCATGACCTCCTCGCCGCCAACGATCTTGCGAAAAACACTACCGCGAATCGAGATACGGGGCACTGACGTGCCGCCCGACATCAGGCTCTTGGTGACGTCATCCATCTGCACTTTGGCGAGGTATGCAGGTAGTTTGTCCTTTGCAAACAGGGTAAGTTCTTTACTCATAATCGTCCTCTTCAGGGTTGTTCGGCTTCACGCCGAAATAGTTTTCTACTTCGCTCCACAGGAATCGGTACTTATTGCCGACCTTGAAGTGGGGCAGTGGGTTTTTGCCGAGAGTGGCGTAGCGTACTACGGTCTTGCTGGATATGGCTAGTCGTCGCGCCACCTCCTCCGTTGTGATGGCAGGTTCCATCACAGGAACTGCGATCTTCACTTTGAACTCCTTCGGATGTTTACGACATACTTCTTGTCGATGTTTAGTCCCGGTGGCATATCTTCCGGGTGGTTCTCGATGTACTCCTTCATGACACTTTGCGAGATCCGTCGCTGCAGAAGCTCCGGCATATTGCGCTCCATGATGAACTTGTGCATGGCACTCCAGTCCGTGGGCCAGTAGTTGGTGTTGACTGACCGTATGATCGTGCCGTGTGGGGTACGGATGCTATCTGCACCTGTAGTCTTGCACATCTCCAGAAGGTGAGCTTCGATGGCTTCCATCTGGGCCTTAAGCTCTGCGTCTTCGGCTTCGTATGCAGCTTTGATCTCGGCGCGCTTGTCGCGCATTTTGATATAGACCTTGGCCAGCCTGTCTGCTGTTATATCACTCATCATCAAATCTCCGGTTGGTACTAAAGAAACTACATTGTACTGTGTATAGTTAACTATGTCAACTAGCTTGGATGGCAGCGAATTCATTCAGCAGTGAGACGTTATCCTCCTCTAGCTTGTTGAGCGCCCTGTAGCGGATGGCTTCCGCAGGGCTCCCGGTTAATCGCACGATCGTACAGTGGTTGCGTTGCCCCGCCCGGTGGATGCGAGCGTTGGCTTGCACATAAGTCTCATATGACATGACAGGCCCCCACCAGATCGCGGTATCCGCTGCGTGCAGGGTAATGCCGTGCGCTACGGACTGTGGCTGTAGCAGTAGTACCCGAGGGTCTGGTTGTTCTTGGAACTGCTTGATGATGAACTCCCGCTTGCGTGCAGACACGGCACCATAGATGATCTCGACGGTGTATCCGTCTGCTAGGAGCTTCTCGTGCAGTAGTTGCAGTGTGTTGGTGTAGGGTACAAATACGATCGACTTGTTGTCTGTACTGTCAATCACCTCACACATAGTGCGGTACCTGTCTGTGATATCCAGATCCACCGAGGCACCGTCGTCCGAAAACACCGAACCACTGGAAGCCTGTAACAACTTATTCAGTAGCGCCGCGGCGTGTACCGCTGTGATGGTCTCGCCTGCCGTATTCACCGCCATGCGGTCCTTGAGTTGCGCATAGAGCTTCTTTTGCTGCGGACTGAGTTCCACATCTCGTGTGACATACATCAGCGAGGGCAGGTCCAGACACTCTTCTTTGGTGTAGCGGATCGCAGGTTGTAGCAGGTTATAAACCGTGTCCAGTGCATCATGCTTCGGGGCCCACTTGAACGTGGTCACTTTCGTCATCACCATGTCCCGGAACGCAGTGAACGTCCTTGGCGCCGTGGACGGGTGCATCATCTTGAGGAGTCCATAGGCATCCGTCGGGCTTTGCGATGCGGGTGTTCCTGTAAGCATCCACAGCCATGTATCTGGTCGGATCAGTGCGTTGATGAGCTTCCACCTGCGGGTGGTTGCTGTCTTCACGGCGTTCGCCTCGTCGATGATCACCAGATCAAACTTTGCAGCTATTAGCTCCCTATGAATGACCCCCACCCCGTCGTAGTTGATGATGGTGAAGTCCGAGTTCTCATTCAGTGCGGCAAGCCGCTGCGCCTTGGTGCCATGTGCGATGCTCACCGTGCGGTGCATCGCACCTTTGAAAATATCATCCAGCCACGCCCTGCGCATAACAGATACAGGGCACAGGATAAGCACCCGCTCTACGGCTTTGATGTTCAGCAGGTAGTCTGCTGCCCAGATCGTGCTTAAACTTTTTCCCGTGCCTTGTTCTGACAAGTCGAACGCCCGTCTGTTGAGTGTCTTGAACGCGGCCGTCACCCTCTGGTGCTTGAACGGCTTGTGCATACCCGGCCACTTGTAGCGGCGCAGGATCGGGGACGGTGCCCCGATACCCAGATTCTTAAGGACTTGCGACTCTTCCAGACCCCAGTGCACCAGTACATCCGCAGAGCCGTCTTCGTACTCTTCGAGGATCTTGCTCTTGGGTATAACCCCTGTGACCTGATGGGGTGACTTCAGCCTGAGCCGCAAGGCCCTGTTCTCCACGATCTCCATAAGATCTCCGTTATTGACTTACTTGATGCTGCCCTTGCTCGTGCGGGCGAACGATCTGTTCTTGCTTTTGTCTTTGACTCGCAGGTTGCTGCGCCCGTTGCCCCCTCCCTTGGAGAGAGGGGTCTTGTGGTCAACGTCGTTGCCATCCCCCTTGGACACTTTGCCTTCGGCCTCCATCTTTCGCCGGGCGGTTACCCGCTTGGAGCGGTTCTTGCGTTGCTCTGGTTTGCCGTGGTAGTTGTCGTATTCCTTGCGGTAGTCTCTTGCCATGTCGTTACCTTCTAGGTTGCCAGTGTGCACACTTTTCAACAGGACACCACCCGCGACATAAGCCCGATGGTGACGCGTTCCACAGCCCTGATTCGTATGAGGCTTCAAGTCTCTTGGTTTCAGATATCCACTCAGACCACATGATCGGGGCGTCTTCCTGATCATACTTCGTAGGGATCAGCTTGTCCTCTGCACAGAACAGCAGCCCGGCTTTGACTCTCTCTACAGTGGCGAAGTTTTTAAAGACGGCCAGCGCCATCAACTGTAACTGGCTGGTGTCCGCGTTCTTGGACTTGCCGAATTTGTAGTCTATGATCCGCGCCGACGTGCGATCATCGCTGATGATGAGCAGATCCACCACCCCCCTGAACCATACGTCTTGGGCGAAGAACTCGCGGGGGCGTAACTCCTTGTTCAGCGCCAGCTTGAACTCGTACATATGCGTGCCGGGTATCTTTGCCAGCGTGTCAAGGTGCTTGCGCATAAACTCGAACTCAGACTCCAGATCTTTGCCGTCCCGCAGATATTCCTCGGCAGCCTTATGGGCTCGAGTGCCGTACAAGGCAGCTTCGCCTTGCGGCTCGATCACGTCCTTGGCCACCCGGAGGTGGTAATACTTCTTGGGGCAGCTCTGGAATGTCTTCAGGGATGAGTATGACCATGCAGGTGTGGACTTCATCAGCAATCTCCGTATCGTTTGGCGTATCCAGCTTCGCAGTTCAGCGGCAATCCTTTGGCCCACTTGGGCGTCCAGCGCATGCACTGCATGACAAAATCCTGTGCCTCCTGAACCTCATCATCAGGAACAGCGACCAGCACAGAGTCATGCACTGTCAGCACCACCCGGTAGTGCTTGCTAATCTTCAGGATCTGCTCCCCGATGATACACCTAGCGAGGCTCTGGCAGATGTTTTCGATTATTTTCGGACCATACAGACGTTTCACTTCCCTGCGCTGCATATAAGAATACTCCCACCTGCCATTGACTTGCGAGGCTTTCAAGTTCTCGTAGCGCATATATAGCCCGGAGGGCATAAGCGCCCCCTCCCCCGGCACCGCTACAGCCACGCCCGGAATGGTGCCGACATACGCGCCAATGTCAAATTCCTCGCCCTTGTATAGGCACTCGATCATCAACTGCCCTGCCTTCCACAGTTGCGGTATGCGGTGGTTGGTTGTGCGGTACACGTTAATGATGTGCTTGGCCATGGACTCATCATCCCCCATGCCCAGCTTCTTGAGCTCTTCCGTGAAACGGACATGACCCATCCCGTACCCCGCTCCAAGAAGCGTAGCCTTACCCACATCCCGTTTGGCTTTGTCCACTTCCAAGGGATCAATGTCATAGATGGCTGACGCCATCAGCTTGTACGGGTCGTGCTGGAACTGCTCTTTGGGTATGCCTGCGGCGATCTCGGCGTTGTTCTGTCTGAACGTCTCGACCAGATCTTCTTGTCCTGCCAGCCACGCCAGCACCCGCGCTTCGATCTGTGAGGAGTCTGCCTCGATCAATGTGTAGCCCTTGCGCGCCATGATAGCCCGCTTGAGCGTGTTGACCCCGCTGCCCCGGCTTGGCAGGTTCTGGAGGTTCACAGAGTCAGCACCACTCCAGCGCCCTGTGAGCGTACCGCAGTACTTCAACGGCACCGGGAACAACCCTCTCCCGGCCATACCAATGAACCGTTCTGTGCGGGTCTCAGCCAGCGTGGACTTTACCCCTAGGCGTGCAGCCACCAAGGCTTGGACGTCCTCGTTATCATGCTCTTGCAAAGCCCTGAATCCTTCATCGCTCTTGGCGAACGCATAGGTCTCCTTACCGGTGGTCTTGCTCACCTTCATGGGTGGTTCCACACCCACCTCTCGCAGTGCATCTGCAAACTTCGGGTTAGACATGAGGGTCTCTCTGTCTGCATCAATCCGATCCATGAGTGCGGCTTTCTTGGCCCGTACCTCTTGCAGGTGCTCCACCAGCAGGGCTTTGTCCAGCTTGAGCATGGGCTCGATAAACATACGCAGCGTCACATCCATGAGTTTGAGCTCCTTCTTGGGGAACCCCCACGCCATCATCTTGCAAAAGATCTCGTATGTCAGGTCGACGTCATTGATGCAGTACTGTTTGTAGCGCAGCATATCCTCGAGCCCGAAGTCCTTGCGCTGCTTGCCAAGCGCATTGATGACCTCTGTGCCCTTCTCCCGATCCTCCAGCCAGCGTTCAGCCAGCGCCTTGAGGCTTGCTGGTTTGTATGGCCCGTCAATCGCATAGGACATGAGCATGGTGTCCACGTAACCCGCCGCACGGATGCCGAAGTGCCACCTAAGAATAGCTGAGTCGAACATGGTATTTTGAGCCAGCAAAATAGAGTTCTCCCAATCGAACTGACTCAACCAGTCCGCTGTGCCTGTCATGTCTCCTGTATAGCACCGGGTTTTTCCGTCGTTGACCTTGACTGCCACGCAAATAACCTCGAAGCGTGGATCTTTGACATACGCCTCAGTGCTCATCTTGGACAGAGAGTACTCCTTGTCGTACAGGGTCTCAAAGTCTACTGTGATGATGTTCATCTGTTCTCCCACACACTGTCTGGCGTGTTCTCTCTAATAACTTCTACCAGCCCTGAGGGTCTTGCCGGGCGGCGCACACCCAGTGCGGTCATCACCGTATCTATGACGTGCAGGTTGTCCTCATTGACCACTAACGAAACGCCTCCGGCCTTGAATATGGCGTGCAACTCTCTATCCTGAAGTGCAGTGGTCTTGCCCTTGCCTGCCTTGGCTTCGATAGCAACGAACCTGCTGTTGACGCAGATGATGAAGTCTGGGATGCCTGTGCGCCCATAGCCGTTCGCTGGCGGCATGAAGTAGTACACCTTCCACGCATCGAGCTTGACTCGGATCTTGGCTTTGACTTTCCCCTCCGGTGTCTGCGCCATGTCACACCCCCCACAAGCCGACAACTGCCAGCACACCCATCGAGCTAACCACGGCAATACCGCGCCACAGTCCTCGTGCAAACGGGGTGAGTGAGCGGTACCTAATCAGCGACGCATGGTCCATGCCCAAGATAAACCATGCGGCTGCTGCCAGCACGAGCGGCCAGAAGATCATGGCCATCAGATTAACGTTCATTTCCAAGTCACTCCTTCGTGCCATTGTTCGGGGGGTATGCGGTTGCGTACCCAGTGGTATGGGTCTTTCTCTTCGGGTACCTCTTGTCCGTCTGGTAGCTTCGCGTAGAGCTTCTGCCTACCTAGCGTACTGACCCTGAGCCGTCCTGTGCGGGCGGCTATTATGAGTGCGTTCGCCACTGTACTCTTTGGTATTTCGAAGTAGCTGGCTACCTCGGCAGTTGTCAGCGAGCGCGTCGCAGGGAGTAGCTCGAAAAACGCAACTACTGCGTCTATAGAGTTTTTTTTCATTTCACTACCCTGAACTTGATGATGTCGTCAGGTTCTCCTATGCGGCCCCATCGCAAGCTCCCCGCCATCTGTCCTGCGACAAAGGGTGTCCTAGGGGTTGAAATCTCAACCATAGTTTCGGGCGGCACCGGGCACCTCCCGCCATGCCAGTCGTGCCACTCGCCGTCAGTGTAGTCCGGCTCTTTCTTGTCTGCATGACCTTCCGGTACGGGCGACATTGCCACAGTCTCAAGCCGTTTAACCTCGGCCTGAGCGTAGAACAGGATCTTCTTTGCATCCCTGAGCGTGTCGCTATGACTCGCCCGCCCGTACCGGTAGCACGCCCTAAGGATTTCCCCAATCTGCGCGTTCATATTGCGGTGCGAGATGAGGTCTTGCAGTTCTGTCGCTCCCTCTGGGAGCTTGTAGTAATCGGCGCTACTGCCGTCTGATTTAGTTTTCATCCCGGCCTCCAATGCCCAGATACTCTCGAACAGCGTTAAACACCGCCCGCCTGCCCTGTTGATCTACTACCGGCTCACCCCAGCCTGCATAATCCATCTCATCCAGACACTGCCGAAGGAGTGCCATCGCACGGTCGTTATCGCGCACCACAGCATCGTGGATATCTTTGTAGGGGTCGTCCCCCGCCTCATCCACCCGCTTGGCGAGAAAGCCCAGTCTGCCGACCTCTCGATCCAGTGCATCGCGCACACCGACCATATATCCCGCATCGTACTGGTGAGCTATGTGGTAACCACGGATCTCTCTTGCAAGGCCGCTCAATATGTCGACGACCTGCTGTCGTTCTTCCCTGTCCATCTCTTTCTCCTATATCCACACGCCCAGCACCTGCTGGGCATCGTTGCGCTCCATGCGCGGTTGTTTGTTACCACTGACTTCATACTTCACCAACAAGTGCTGACAATGGTTCAGCACATACACCCGGACTTGCTTGCGCTTCTTTACCCGTATCGAGATGTGCAGCAGCCCTGCGTATCGCAGGGTCCTGAGTGAGGCCCGAGTCGTGCCGACTGCCAACCCCAGTATCTGACTGATCTCATAGAGTGTGCGCGGTCTGGTCAAGAGGGGGATGATCCTTCTGACATTCTTCCCTGCATACGAAAGGTCAAGTAGGGTCTGCATCACCCGATCTCTCTCCACACGACCAGCAGCAGGAATGCCACAGCGCAGGCGACTAGAACGACGGTCGGGATGGCTGGCTTATCGTGGCGTTGGCGCGGGTCTTTCATATTTTTCTCCTTCCCTTACAAGTGTCGCAGCAGTCCCAATCGCTGCCGTTCTGGTTAGCGCCCGATCCCGCGCAGTCGGGGCAGGTTTGTGGAGTACGGGTCACTGGTTCAGGCTCCACTACATGGTGTGTTCCGTCTGTGGCTACGGCTTTTTTCCTGTCTAGCAACGGCTTGGTTCGCCCTTCATATGCCCTATGAATTTCTCTTAGTTTCTCGTTTGGATCGTCTGAGTTGGCGGCGTTCCATCCTGCGGTGACACCTGCGATGTATTGCGAGTCCATCAGTGCCTCTGTACTGTCTGACTCAAGGGCTTGGCGAATCTCTAGTATGACCAGAGTCGTGCTCTCTATCGGCCTCGTTTGACTGACGTGGTATTCCATCGCATCAAGCGCAAGTTCTGCTGCTTGGCGTAGTTTGGTCATGTCGGTTCCTCCTTAAATGCAAAGATCGCGTGAACGCACCTTTGAATAGCCTTTTTCCCCTCCTCGTTCTGCTCAAGGTCATGTCGGTTGAGGCATTCTCTGATGGCGTCTTGCAGGGCTTCGTTTACTCTGTGACGGGCGTACTCTTCGGCCTGCTCCATCGTGACCAGCTTGTGGTGGCGCTCGGGGTGTGTGGTGTAGTTCATCAGGTACTTGGTCTCTTTATCCATGTACGCGACTGGCTCGGGCATTTTGGCGTCACTCATACCTCGCCCCCTCAAACGCTTCACGCTCTTGGTCTGGTGTCATGATTGCAGTTTGCTCAACCATAATTGCTCCTTCGCAGAATCAATTTTTTCAATATGCTCTCTTGCCGCATCAAGTTCATCTTGCCAGGCTTCTGTTGATTGCCATGTGCTTATAAAGGCTGTTTCAAGAGCCGTAACAAGATCACGCAGCAGGCGTTCTGTTTCTGGTGTCATGATTGCTCCTTGGTCGGCGGCGGCGGAATGGGCATCCAATGCGTTGGATCAATCAACCAGCAATTCGGCAGATCATCAGATTCAACTACAGTTTCGTACCATCCGGGGTCTGCGTCCGCCCAGTCATCCTCAAAGTAGTTGTCGATGTAATCCTGACTGATCCACTGACCGCGCATGGTTCGCCAATTACCGTTTGAGTTGAAATACCCAAGCAACAGGGTGTGTCCGTTTTTTGGTGCGGTTTCGATGGGTTCCCAGTCTGGCTGCAAAGCGGCACGGGCCTGCCATGCGTCACGTGCCATATTGATTTCAAAGCTATTGAGATCATCGTAGTTGTAGTCCTTTTCAAGCCATGCTTCGAATGCGTCCAGCTCTTGTTCTGGTGTCATTGTTGTTCCTTGCTATAG